AGGGGATCAAAAGCTACGCCGAGGTTACGCCGAGAGGAGACTATGTCATTTGATGCCCGCGAGGCCAAGCAACTACAGCCAGGCCAACACTTTACCATTTCCGACTGCCCGGGGCTCCGATTGGAGGCCTCGGCCTCGGCCAAGTCGTGGACGTACCGCTACAAGAGCCCGGTCGATGCCCGCATGCGCCAGGTAAAGATTGGCGAGTGGCCGAAGATGTCGCAGCATGCGGCCATCACCGAATGGGAAAAGCTGCGCGACATCCGTGTGGCTGGGCGCGACCCGGCCGCGGAGCGGCGCGCTGAGCGACAACGGGAGAAGGAAGAGTTGGCTAAGGCCCGCGAGCAAGAGTCGCGTCGGCTGACTGTGCGCTCGTTGTGCACGCTGTACCTGGAAGGCCATGTCGACCGCAGCAGGAAGGAGAAGAGCGCTGCCGAGGCGCGGCGTACGCTCACCCGCGTGCTGGACGAACATCCGGACTTCGCAGACCGGGACCCTTCTACGGTCACCCGCTCGGTGGCGTTCAGCCTGCTCGAGCATTACCTCGATACGCCGGTCCAGGCCGGCAGAATCCGCGCTGAGCTGGGCTCGACGTGGGACTATGGTCACGACGCCGGCAAGCTGGATGAAGAGGTGCCGAACTGGTGGCGCCAGATCATGCGCGGCAAACTGCGCAGCAAGGGGCGCGTGCGCGAGGGCGAGGCAATCGGCACGGCAAAGCGCGTGCTGAATCCGGAAGAAATCGGCAATCTGATCCGCTGGCTGCCGAATTTTTCCCGGCTGGTCGAGGACGTGGTCACGCTCTACATGTGGACCTGCACCCGGGGCAGCGAGATCCTCGAGATGGAAGTCGCGGACGTCACGCGCGAAGGTGATGGGCTATGGTGGACGGTGCCGAAGGCAAAGACAAAGAATGCTTGGCGCGACAACGCAACAGACCTGCGCGTGCCCTTGGTGGGCCGGGCCGAGGCGATCGTGCAGCGGCGGATCGAGCTGGTGAAGTCGGGCTACCTATTCCCGTCCGAAGGGCGCAGTGGCCACGTGGAGCAGAAGACGATCAGCGCAATGGTGTGGATGCACCAGCCGTACGCGAAGACTCGGCCGGAATACCAGCGCGCCAGGTTGCCGGTGTCGCACTGGTCAGTGCACGACCTGCGGCGCACTGGGCGCACACAGCTGGCGGCGCTGGGGTGTCCTGATGAGGTGGCGGAAGCGGTGCTGGGGCACATGCCGAGCGGGATTGCAGGGGTGTATAACCGGCACCGCTATGACCAGGAGCGGCGGGAATGGTTGGCCCGCCTGAGCGAGCATTACGAGAAGCTTGCGAAATTATGAATGCAAGGCGGCGGTGTGCGTCTGGGATGTGGTTTTCTTGCTGCGGTTGCCCGTGTTCTCTGGCGGCAGCTGAGCCGACAGCGGGCGTGCTTCGCACCACTCCTCGATTTCACGGATGAGCCAGCCGACGCGCCGGCCGGAGATCTGGCGGGGCGCAGGGAACTCGCCTGCGCGGACCATGCGCTGCAGCGTCGAAGTGCTCGTGCCGATCGAGTCGGCTGCGTCTTCAAGTTCAAGGAAAAAAATCGGCTTCACGTGCGACCTCGGGAGTACGGAAGAATTCAATGACCCAAGTTTAGTAGTTACTAAATACATCGTCAAGTGAATACTTAACGCGCGCCCGGGGCATGTGTCGCGGCCGCCCGACACAGCACCCGCCGCGCCGCGGCCTCCCTGCTGGTGATCACTGGCTCGACCAGAGGCTCGGTGCTTTCCAGACTTGGGAAGCACTCGGCATAGGTGTCGTGCACCACCAGGCGCAATGGAAGGGCGGTCTGCAGGCGAAATGCGTCGGCGTTGGTCAGCAAGGGATGCCACGGCACAGGGTCGCCGCGATCGGTGTATGCGACGGGGCCCTGGCGCCCCCAGCCGATCGTGATACCGACCGCTTGCGCGACCAGGCTGAGCATCTCCATGTCGTTCATTGTCAGAGCTTGTTGGCTTGCGCGCGGCCCGTTTCCAGTGCGCGGGCGATGTCGCCCAAGATCGTCCCCGCCACTGCGGCAACGTCTTCGTGCGTCATGTGGTCGGGCATCGTCACGCCGGCCAGCTTCGCCACGCGCGCCAGGCGCTTCGACAGGAACTCAGCGTCGGACAGCGGTGCAGCAGTCTCACGGCTGGGTGCTGGACCGAGGTCGGAATGTTCGCAGGACGTGGCAAGGCAGACGTTCAGCTCATGGCCGCACTTGCATTCGTAGCTCGCGCTTGCCGTGGTGGCCTCGACCTCGCCGGACCCTTCGCAGGCATCGCATTTGAGCTTGCACTCAATCGGGCCGCACGGGCCTTGCTGCCAATCCGTGTTGCTGCCATCCTTGCATTCTTCGCAGCGAACCTTTGGAGTGCTTGCCGTGGTGGCCGCAGGCTGGATGACGCCGAGCGCGCGGGCTTCAAATTGCCAATCGTTGTTGATTGGAACCCGGCGGTAATCGTCATAGGTACCGCGCGAGCACTTCGTCCAGTCGGTCCAGCCTTCGCCCTCGGGCCTCCACATCGGGCGCATACGGCCTTGATACTCGACAACCGCCCCGATCTGATAGGTAGGTGCAGGCTCATAGTGCACCGGGTCCGTGCCTTCGCTCGGCACGACTTCGAACGGCAGCGCGGCACGCGGCAGTAGGCCAATGATGCGCGGCACGTACTCGTCAATGCCATCGGTGCCGATGTTGGTGTGCTCGGTCAGCGCGCACGCGAGAGCTTCCTCGAACTGCTCTTGAGGCGTTCCGACAGCCGCTCCGGCCTGCTGGGTGGCCTGATGGGTAGCAGTGGCGGTACGCTGACCGCAGACGCCTGCGAGATCACAAGCGGCTTTTGTGTGGGTGCCGCAAGCGCAGCTTTCCGATTTCGCGGCCGCTTCTTCGTCCGACTCGCGCCCGGAGCCATTGCAGAGGTCGCAGGTTTCGCCGATGTTCGCAATCACGCCTTTGCCGAAGCACTGGCCACACGCTGTCTTGGAATCCGCAGGAGTTGCAAGGACGTATTCAAGCATCGCTTTAGCTTCGTCGGCATTCATCAGGTGCGTGCCGATAGGCTTTGTGACGTTGGGCGCAATCCGTGCGCTAAGGCTATCGGGCATCGGCCACGCGAGAAAACGATTCACCAGTTCCGGCAGGGTAGGTGCTTCGGGCGCGGCTTGCCGGGATAGGGCTTGCTCGGCTTTCAGTGCGCGTTCTGCGCTTTTGGTGGTGGGCTGGTTCATTTCGATCCTTTCTCGGCCGCCGCTACGGCAGCATCCATCAGCTTGAGTTGGCGGTGCTGTTCTTTTTTGCACATAGCAATGATGCGCTGCGCGGTTCCGCCGACATTCCCAGTGAGGAGGCCGCCTTCCAAAATCTCTGCCACGGCGGCGTACACCATCAGGTTGGTATGGGCTTCCATTGCGGCTTTGAGAGCCTTGCTTGGAACTGGATATGCGCTCACTTCGCACTCCCATCATTTCCGCCCTGGTCGGCGCTGGCCCGCTTGGTGCTCTTGCCGCACCAGGGGCAAAACGACGCAATCATGCTGACCGGCTTGCCCTTCGCGCTGTTATAGGGGCGGTTGTCGCCGCGCACCGTGTAGGTGAGGCTGATGACGCCTTCGCCGGTAGCAAAGTTGATGCCGAGGAAGTCGGCGGACACCTTCGGGTTGATTACGCCCTGCTTGGCGTAATGCTTGGCCAGCTTCTTTTCGTTGAAATCCAGGCAATCGCAATTCATGGCTTACTCCTTCGGGGCGGCGCTGGCCGGGGTAGCGGGAATGGTGCGCAGAGAACGGATCGGCTCGAAGCATTGCTTCGCCTGATTGAGGAAGCCGACAGTGCTTTCTGCGCTGTAGTTGCCATGCTTCTCGATGCTGGCGATCAGGTTGTCGAGGATTTCCAACCCTTCGCGCGCTTCCTCCTCTGCCTCGCGCACCTCGGATGCCGCTGCCTGGCTGGCCTGTGCGCCGTCCATAGGGCCTGGAGAAGTGAGATAGCCTTGTTCGCACCACTCTGCAATTTCCGACGCTTCCACTGGCTTGAGTGCGGCGTGATTGATAGCCCATGCCATCGTCATCGCATGAGTGTCGATGCCGTCTTGGCTCAGGTTCGTGTGCTCGGCCAAAAAGGTAGCCAGCGCGTTGTCGATGCGATCTTCGCCAAGGTCGTAGGTCGGCGCGCTGGCATCGGTGGTAGTTGTAGCGGCGCGGTCGATGCGCTCGATCTCGGCCAGGATGAGTGCGGCGGCTTTCACCAGGTCGGCGCGCCGGCTCTTTGGTTTGAACCAGCCGATTGCCCAAGAGTTCGGCCAGACGCACCGCACCTCGGCGGTCATCCCGCCCGGGCCAAATTCTTCCATGACGTCGCGTTCAGCCTGATCGATTGTTGCGGCGAACGCGTAGGCGGCCGCGGCTTTCGCGAGCGAATAGTCGGTATGCTCGCTGTCGTGGTCCGGCGTCCAGTGCTCTATTTCGATCTGCCGCCGGCGCTCGGCCAGCACATCGTATGTGGCGGCGCTCACAACGTCGTTACTCGGACCGAGAACCAGCACCGGCTGGTCGCCGGATGGGTAGCTGCTGCGCGTCGACCCATTGGCGGCGCGGTGCGCCGAAACGCCGAGAGGAATGGCTGGGTGTTCATTTTTCGGATGGTTCTCCATCGCTGGCTCCTTTATGGTCCGAGGGTTTGATCTGAATTTCGGCGCTGTCGACGCCTTCCGTTTTCCCGGCCAGATACACTGTCATCTGGAAGTCGCAGCCGGACAGGTTCACCGAAAGGCATTGAATGAATTGGCTCAGTCCCTGGTGCAGCACTGGGCGCGAGCAGTGTAGGGACTTCAGCAGCGCTGCCTGGTGCCTGTAGACGTATGGATCGAGAGGCTCGTCCTGGTTATTGCTAATAGGTCCAGTCATGGCGCAATCTTCTTGAACTCGACCACCCACACCCAAGGGTTGGCGTCCCAGCTGCCGGCGCCGTTGATGCTCACCCACAGCGTCCGATAGCTTTCCTTCGCTGTTGAGCAGGTCAGGCTAACCACGTCCTTACCCATCGGTTCGCTGTAGTCGCGCCAGAACGTGCCTTCGCTGTGCAGACTCTCGATGCCCTCGGCGCGCGCTGCAGCCTCGCTGATATCCTGCAGCCGCTCGACGCGCACCGACACGATCTCCAGTAGGATGCGGCTGGCGGCGCGTGGCATGTGGATGCTGGGCTTCCACTTCAGCCCGTAGTCCTTACGGGCCTCATCGCCGTACGAACCGGGCCGGCAGTCGGCCGCGAACGCGTAGCGCTGCAGCTTCCCGTCCTGGTCGCGATGCTCGACGCCGGTGCCGAAGGTGTCGAGGAACGTCTCGCGCACCCAAAGGCGGTCGCCGGGCACGCCGAACTTGCAGCGGAAGACCGCGCCCTTCGGCTCTGGCTCGCGCGTCATCAGGCCGACCCACTCGCGGCCGGCCAGGTCGCCGTTCATCGGTAGGACGTCGAGCGGCTGCAAGCGCAGCGCGCGCCGCGTCTGCGTCTTGCTGCCGTCGAGAAGCGCGCGCACCATGGCGCCGCTGAAGAGGATGCCGCGTTCGGCTGGAGTATTGGTCTTCACGGTGCACACCTCACGCCACGAGCTGCGCCGCCGCGGGAAGGTTGATTGGCGGCGGCGTCAGCTCGTCGAAGTCGCCCATGTCGAGGTCGCGCATCAGGAAGTCGCGGAAGGCGTCGACACCATCGTTTTCGATCTCGTACTCGACGGAACGATGGAATGTGGTCGATATCGGGCCCGGTGTGCCGACCACATATAGCCGGCGCCGTTCGCCATCCGGCGGCAACGCCCGCGACGAATCTGCGAGCAGGATGAAGTTGGTTCGGTTGGGGCGGCGCACTGCGGCTCGCCCAGCGGTGCTCTGCATCATGTCTCTCACCGTGATCAGTCCTTTGAGGCGGTCCAGGTAGCCCGGCGATAGATCTCCGTCGATGATCATCAGGCGCGTTCCAACGGGCCAGCTGGCGATCGTATCGAGCGGCCGCATGTACGTGCGGGCACCGCCATCTTCGTAGAGCTCCATGACGATGCGTTCGAAGAATAGCCGTTTCCCGGCCCCTTCCGGTCCTGCAATGACCAGCGCGCGCGACATCTTCGCGCCAGGGTTGCGCAGCGGGTAGGCCAGCCAGCGCATGATCCACAGGCATCTGTCTTCGTCGAAATCGCACAGGTACAGGAGCAGGGCTTTGATGTTGGCGTAGTTGACGGGCTGGTGGTGGGTTCGGTCGGTGAGCGCCGCGAGCGCTGCCCTGACGACTCCGCGAATTTTCAGGACATAATTTTTCATTGTTGTGGTCTCGATGAGGGTTTCAGGCGGCCTTCTTGCCGGCCGATTCGTGCACGCACTTGGTGCAGGCGCCGTACTGGTTCAGCTGCTTCGCGGTCGTGACCGCACCGCACGCGCAGCGTTTCCGGCGGAGCGTGATCGGTGTGCTGGCGGCCGTGTTCGCGCGGTACAGCTCCGTACTGCTCGGGTTGGCGGTGCCGAATTTCATGCCGCCCTCGCCAGTAACTGTTCGTGCTCGATGTTCGCCCGGATCAGGGCGACGGCCGGCGGCGGCGATACGCTGTTGCCGATCATGCGCACCTGGTCACTGGCCGACAGGCGCTTCGTCACCGCCTTACCGCGCTTGTTCACGTAGGTGTAGAACGGGTCGAGGATGTAGTCGCGGCGGAAGCCTTGGGCATTCGCGAGCTCGCGCGGCGCCAGCATGCGCAGGCCGATGTCGACGACTTCCATCAGCTCGCCGTTGATCGTCACCAGTTCCGGACACTCGGCGTCCTTCAGGCTCGGGCAATACTCGCGCAGGAACGCGCGCACCTGCTCGCGGCGCGCGGCGGTTTGGCCCGGGTTGGCCAGCGTGGTGCGCATCTCGGCGTGATGCTGCCCGCCGGCGCTGACGGTGGCCAGCGGGTCGTTCACTGCCGCGGCGGTACTGGTGCCGCGCAGCTTGACCAGGTTGCTGGTCACGACCGCATGGCGGTTCTCGGTGACGATTGTCGCAAGCGGCGCCGCCGCGTCGTAGGCGCCGTTGTTGTTGCTCTTGTTGTCGATCGTAACCAGGTGCGCCGTGACGAGCGAGTTGTGGTCGGTCGTCGTGACGGTCGGCATAGGCTGCTCGACGCTGGCGCCGACCACGCCCTTGTAGTGCTTCGCCAGGTAGGCGCAGGTGACGCCCATGCGGTCCTTCGTGACGACGGTCGGCAGCGGCCGGTCGATGGCAACGTTTTGGCTGCCGCTCTTGTAGTACTGGACCAGCGACGCGGAAACAAGCGCGAGCTCGCCGCGGTTTGCGCAGGTGACGGTCGGAAGTGGCTGGTCGATCGAATTGATCCGGTCCGAGCCCTGGTGCGTCAGCGGGACGATGAAGGGTCGCGCAGCATCCTTGACGTAGCGTTCGAAGCCGCGGCCCACGCGGCGCAGTGTCGCTGTCGCCAGGGGCTTCTTGCGATCGAAGATCGAGCGGCATGGGATCGCCCAGTCGATGCAGTCGGCCGCCGTCACGAACGGCAGCAGCTTGCCCGACTTCACCTCCAGCGAATCGGGATGTCCGTGCGTCGGAGCTGGCCAGCGGATTGCGATGCCGTCGCGGCGCATCACCATGAACAGGCGCTTGCGGATCGTTCCGGCGCCGTAGTCGCACGCGCGCAGCACGCGCCACTCGACCTTGTAGCCCAGGCCCGCGTAGATCCGCTCGAGCGGGAATTCCTCGCCGAGCGTGTCGCGGATCTCCTGGACGTCCGGGTGGTCCGGTGACAGGCCCGTGGTCAGCGCAGCGATGAACGCTTTGAAGGTGCGGCCCTTGTGGGCCTTGATCGGGCGTCCGGTCTCGTCCAGCGGACCCCAGCCCTCGAACTCCTCGACGTTCTCGAGGAACATCAGGCGCGGCGCCAGCTGCACACCCCACTTGAGCACGACCCAGGCCAGGCCGCGTACCTTCTGGTTCAGGATGTTGAAGCCCTTGGCCTTCGAGAAGTGCGTGCACGTCGGCGAGAACCAGGCCGCGCCCAGAGGGCCGTCGCCGATCGCGCGCAGCAGATCGACCAGGAATACGTCTTCACGATAGTGGCGCGTGGTCGGGTGGTTTGCCGTGTGCATTGCCAGCGCGGGGCCGTCGTGATTGACGGCGATGTCCGGATCACGTCCGAAGGCTTCTCGGATTGCTTCGCTGGCGCCACCGCCGCCGGCGAAGTTGTCGGCGATGCGCTCATGCCCGAACCCGAGCGGTAGGGTAAAGTCGTCACGCTTCATGTTCTATTTTCGTTATTGGAGGATGGGTCGACCACGGTGGCAAACGCCTCGACCTCGCGCCACGGCGCGGCTGAAGCGCTGCAGTGGCACGCGGTGCAGACCGGCGTCGATATCGGCGAGCACCTGGCGCAGGCGCAGCGCCTCCTCGGGCTCCACGGTGATGGTGCGGCTCTGCTCATAGCGGTCGCAGATCCGGTTCATCAAGGCCGATCCAGGCTCAACCAGGTGGCCGTTCATGCCGGCGCGCACGAGCGAGGCGAGCATCTTCGACAGGGTGTTGTACGAGTCAATGGATGGGTGCCCGATAAGGGATTCGCCCGCCATGCGGATCTGCAGCGCGAGTCGGTCGCGGGTCTCCACGGTCATTGGCACGTTGGCTTTGGCCTGGAATTGCGGACGGCGTTGGTAACGGTGCATGGCGGGCGCTCCAGGGCTTACGGCTTGCCGATCAGGACCGTGAAGCCGCTCTCGCGCGCTTTGTCCACGTAGGCCTTGAACGCATCCTCGATCGCGTTCTCCGCGCGGTCCAGTTCGTACCAGAACTTGACCTTGCCGGCGCCCAGGCGGTACTTCAGGCGGGCGCGTACCTTGTAGCCTTCGCCATTCTTGAAGAGGCGCAGGCCGAGAGCGAACTCGCGCGGGATCGTGACGTCGCCGGCGCCGGCCCGGGCGTCGATGGTCTCGGTGTAGGTCAGCTGGACCTGGCCGTTGTCGAGGCGGCGGTGGGAGTTGAAGTTGACTTCGGTCTTGGCAGACAGCGTCAGCGCGATCTGCAGCATGGTTTCGCCGCTCGGTTCGGCGATGTCGGCGATGTTGTCCTCGAGGAAGGTGGCGAACTCTTCCTGCTCCATCGGGCGCTTGTCGTTCTTGTGCCATCCGGCGAATTCGCGGCTGAGCTCGGCGTCGTAGGTCACACGGAAGTCGCGCCAGCCCGGCATGCCTTCGTGGTCGGCGCCGTGGTCGTTCAGCACCGCGACCAACGAGCGCGTGTTCGGGTCGGCGTAGATGTAGCAGTCGTCCGGCGTGGCCTGGTCGGAGACGTACTTCAGGAAGCTGGGCAGATCCGACAGGGCGACGGTGCCACGCTTGCGGTACGGCTCCGGCAATGCTTCCTCGATCTTCTTAGTGACATCGACGTGGTTGTAATCCTGCGGCAGCACCAGGAAGTGAGCGTCGCCGATCGAACGCACACCGGTGGCGGCTACGGTTAGGGCTCCCAGCTGCTTGATCGTGGATTCATTGAGCTCCAGGTGCTCTTGGGGTTGGGCTGCGAAGCGGGCCGGCTGGCCGACGCCGGCGTCGGATGCGGGCGTGTTGTTGGTGTCGTTCATGCTTGTGCTTCCTTCAGTTGGGTGGGTTGTTCCGTCTGCACTTCGCGGAGGGGCAGCGACTGCTGGCGGGGATGGTTGCGGGAGAGCTGGTTGTCATCGTTGACCCAGAAGAAGTCCTCGCCGCGTTCAGGCTTGGGCAGGTCGACCTTGACAGCGTCGGTGATGACCACCTTGTCGACGTCACGGCCGCGCGCGCCCGGCTTGATCTTCAGTTGCAGCGTCAAGGTGCCGCCCTTGCCGGTGTCCTTGACTGCTGCGAGCAGATCGGCCAGGCCGGCCGACAGCTCGGAGTGGGCGCGGCCGTCGCGCAGGTCCTGCAAAAACACGGCGAATGCTTGGGTGCTCATGGGGTGTTTGCTCCTGGTGGTGGTTAATCGTGGTCGTTGGCCTGCAGCTTCTTCACGTCGACCCAGCCGGCGCGGCGGCGCATCGGCACCCGTGCCACGATCTCGAGCACGAGCTTCAGGCTGGGGATCTGCAGCATCTCGTCGAGTGGCACGGTGGCGCGCAGCTTGCGGTGGGCTGCTTCGAGCGCCAGGCGGTCAGGGATCGGGCGCGGCGTCGGCATCACGCTGACTCCGGGCAGGCGGCAAGGGAAAGGCTGGCAGCCGAGGGTGGGGTCGTCAGCATCATCGACCACAGCGCGTCCTCGGTGTCCAGTTCGCCCATGGAGAACATCCGGCCATAGAGCTTGCACACGAAGGCCGCCATTCGCGCATCGGGATCGTCTGGGTGAGCCGCAGTCGCCGCTGCAGCGCAGCTGATGATGGCTGTGCGTAAGGTCTGTGCATCAGCCATGGCGCGCCTCGTCCAGCTGGACCACGGTGACGCCGCAAGGCTCGTCGCCGAACAGCGCGCGGGCGCTTTCGTCGGCATCGACGCTGGTGCGCGCGATAGCGAAAAAGGTGACGTGGTCGGTGAGGGTGCGCGCAGTGATCAGGAAAGTGCTCATTGGATGCCCCGGTGGGTGAGATACAGCTAGGTTAGTGAATACTAAACTTCTCGTCAAGTAATTACTAAACATCGAGGCGAAAAAAAAGCCCGCGTGTGGCGAGCTTTGATTCAACGAGGAGGCGGTCAGCGGATCGTATGGCCGTTGATGGTGAGCTGGGTAATCGTGCCAGTATCGACGTCGCCGATGCAGCTGGCGGACATCTTCTCCGCGGCGCCGAACTGGTTGGAAAAGGTGAAGCTACCGGTCGGCCAGGCGAAGTAGAACTCGTTGCCGGATCCGTGGTTGCGTGTGTAGGGCGGCATCTCGGCGCCGCCGAAACGGGCCTGGGCCTGGATAGCCTGCTGGCAGGCCAGCAGCGCACGCTGGACCTGGCGCGCGTGTGCCTGGTCGGCTGACGGCACTGCCAGTCGGTAGGCGATGAATCCCACGATGGGAATGCAGCAGAACATCGCCACCAGGCCGACCTTATGGCCGAAGCTCGCCGCGCTGGCGTGACGCTTTGTGGTCAAGTTCTTTACTGCGGGAGGTGGCAGGGGCGTACTGCAGCGCGGGCACGCGGTCGCCGCCTGGATCGCGAGGTGGGCTTTACAGCCAGGGCACTGGATCGTCATCGGCGTTGAGGGCTGATAGCGTCAATGATTTGCTGAACCATGGCCTGCGTCCTCTCGTTCTGCCGCATCACGTCGCGCAACGATGCGCCACCCGAGGTCAGGCTCGAGAGGGTGCGCAAGCGTTGGATGATCTCGTCGTTCATAGAATGTCCGGCTCGTGCTGCGGCATCCTTGACCTCTGTGTGTAAGTCGGGCGGCAAGCGAACGGTCGTGGTAGGGCGCGTCGTCGTCTTCTTTTCTGGCGGCATCGCGCGATTCTTGCGCGAACCATAGTTTTCGTGTTGCATGTGGCTTCATTTTGAAGCCATAGTGTAACTGTGTGTATCTTTTCGGCAGGGCCATCTTCGAACCCTTCATAGGGGAACGTGAGAATCGGTTATTTTTCAGTCTGGAAATAACGTGGGTTTCCACCTCTGCTCATCATTTGTAGGAAGCCTCCTGCGTCATACAGTTTGCATAAATATTTACCGGAAGCGCAGTGTTATGGATACGTTGAAAATGAAAGTACTGGCCGCCTTCGACAGGATGGATGAACAGGCCCGCGAGAGATTTGCGAAGATTGGTGAGCAATATGCGGTGCGGTGGCCGGAAAAGGTACCAACCCAGCCCCGTCTACTTCGCCTGGTTGTTTCCGACACTGCGAAGCGGTGATCGTTCTTTCTCACTCACGTCGGCAGCCACTTCCATTTCTTCCTTTCCGCGCTCGCTCGATGCGCGAAACTGGGTCAGCAGGTTCATTTCCCGTTGCGTGACCCACACCAGGTCCATACGTTCAGGCTTGGCTTCAGCCTCCGGGCGAGGCTCGGGCGCTTTCTCCGCCTCTCGTGGCGTGTCCAGGTAGAGTGTGCCCATGTTGTAGTCGGTCTCGAGCCGGCGTGCCGCGCGCTCGCCAAACGGTGCCGTCCCGACGACCAGCTGCGAAAAGTAACTACGCTCGGCCGCGGGGGTCGGGTGCGTCTCTAGCCAAGCCTTCAGGTTCGCTCGCCTGAGCTCTGTAAGTTCCATCTTCATGGGGCGCGAGTTTAGCATTTTCTAAATTAATACTCACTTGACAACAATTTAGTAATTACTTGATTAGTAGTTACTTGACGGCAGGTTTAGCAAACACTAAACTAGCCTCATGGACCTCAAAACATACATCCAGGCCGACCGCGGCCGCGCATCCCGATTGGCAGAGCAACTCGGGATTTCCCGTTCCTACCTTTCCCAGATGGCCAGTGGCACAGCGCCGATTTCGCCAGAGCGGTGCGTCGATATCGAACGTGAGACGAACCGCGAAGTAACCCGGCAGGACCTGCGGCCGGACGACTGGCGCCGCATATGGCCCGAACTTCCCGAGCCTGGTGCGGCGCCGCGTCGCCGAAAGGATGACCAAGGCGACGAGGCCGGGTTTCAGCCCGATCAAACAAGCGGTGATTCGTAACGACGATATACCGCGACGGAGGGAGTTAGCACGCATTCGTTTGCTCTCGAAGAAATATTGCTTGAAGTTTATTTCCCGCCGTCATTTTGTGATTCATTTTTTAAAGGCCCTTCCACATGAACATTCTCGACGCGCTCTACGCCACGGTGCATGAAGCTCCAGGAGGCTGCGAAGCAGTCGCGGTCCGCATGGGTATGAACCCGGGCGTGCTGCGCAATAAGGCGAACCCGTTCTGCGCGACCAACAAGCCGACGCTTGAGGAAGCGAACCGCCTGATGGGCCTGACCGGCGACTACCGGATCCTCCAGGCGCTGGCCGGCAATCATGGCTACGTGTGCATCAAGATGGATGAGGGCGTCGGCGCTTCGGACGTGGGCGTGCTCGAGTTGATGACCCGGGTGTGGTCGACGAACGGCGAGGTGGGAAAGGAAGTGCACGCGGCGCTCACGGATGGCCGCGTTACGCAGGACGAGGTCGAGCGGATCAGGAATGTGATCAAGGAAGCGGAGCGCGCCCTGGAGCAGGTGGTCGCCGGCATGGCCGGTATGGCTGAGCCACGCTAATGGCCGGCCAATTCTCTCCGGCGACTTTATCCATGCAAATGTCGGGCATGTACACCCCCAACCTTGAAACAATTTTAGCCGCTCGTCCACACGATACGATTGGGCAACCGCAGCCAGTGCACGCGGGCGGCATCGAACGCGTCAATAGTCCGCGCGAAAAGGCTGCAATGCTGGCGCGCCTAACGATCCAGCTGGCGATGCTGGGCGATGAACAGGAGGCCTGCGATGGCCACGCTTGACCACATCATCGCCCAGATGCGGGCCGAAGGCTTGCCCGCGCTGCCGGACGGGCATCCGGTCCTCGATGGCAAACACCATAAGTTCGGGCCGAAGAAAAAGGCCTGGTATGCGCTGCGCGAGATGAAAGTGGAGGGCAGGGTGCTCGGCATCTGCGGCGCGTTCGGCGTCTGGCAGGGCGATGACAACGGCGCGATCCCGGTCACGATCGACTGGGAGGGTGTGACGCCGCAAGAGCGCGCCGCGGCCGAGCAGAAGCAGGCGGAACAGCAGCGCGCCGTCGAGGAACAGCGGCGACGCGAAGCGGAGCTGGCCGCCAATCGGGCACGCGAAGAGTGGCGGGTCGCGGTCGAGTCGGCGCAGCACGGCTACCTGGAGCGCAAGCGCATCGGCCACGAGGCCACGCGCGTCTCGAGCAAGGGCGCGCTGCTGGTCCCGGCGCGCAAGTACAGCCGGGACGGCGCCGTCATGGCGGCGCTGCAGAAGATCTGGCCGGACGGCAGCAAGCGGTTCAGCAGCGGCTGCGACATGGTCGGCGCGTGTTGCCTGCTCGGCACCATCGACGATGACACGCCCGTCATCGGGGTCGCCGAGGGCTACGCCACCGGCGAGACCGTGCGCATGGCCCTGGACTTCGGCATCCCGGTCATGGTCGCATTCAACGCCAACAACCTGCTGCCCGTGGCGCGCCAGCTGCGCCAAGACTTCCCGCACGCCCACTTGCTGTTCCTGGCCGACGACGATGCGCGCATGGCGGCGCGGCTGCGCGAGGCGCTGCTCAAGGACTACGAGGTCGAGTGGGAGCCGGTGATCGACGACGCCGACCACCGGCTGGAGGCGAGCACCGGCGACCTGGTCACCGTGCGCGCCCGCTGGCGCCGAGACGCCACCGGTACCGACTACATCGAGGCCGACATCCGAGCCGGCCGCAGCATCAAGACCCGTATCTTCCGAAATGCAGGCGTCTCGTGCTCACGCGCCGCCGTGGCGGAAGTTGGTAATGCATCGGTGGTGTGGCCGCGGTTCGCCGACCGGTCCGACGATAAGTGGTCCGACTTCAACGATCTGTTCTTGGCCGAGTCGCTCGACGCGGTGCGCGACCAGGTGCAGGACGCGCTCTCCCGCGCCCTCTCGCAGGAGAGCGCGCCGAGCGACGAGGCCAGCATCCCGGCGCATTTCGACGAGGCGCCGGCGCCGGTCGCACCCTCAGCAGACCCGGCAGCGGAGGAGGCGGCCGCGATGCGTGTGCCGACGCTGGAGGTGCTGCTGTCGCACTTCTGCCTGATCTACCCGACCACCGACGTGTGGGACAGCCTGCGCAAGCAGCGCCTGAAGCGCTCGGCCTTCACCGCCTGGGTAGGGAAAGAGCTGGCTGTGCAGTGGGAGAAGGATCCGAAGCGCCGCACCATCCTGCGCGAGTCGCTGCCAACCCTCGTCGGCGGCCGCGCCGTCGAAGGGGGAGCGGGGGGCGGCAAGCTGGGCGAGATGCTCGACAACCTGACGCTGCTGCGCGGGACCGAGACGGTGTGGGACGCGATCGGGCAGCAGGTGATGTCGCTTGGCGCCGTGCGTGCCGACTATACCGCCGAGCTGACTTCGAAGTGGCAGGAGCATGCCCAGCGCAAGACCATCGAGGCCAGGAACCTGGTGTTCGACCCAACCCAGCAGGCCGATCCGGTCACCCACGTGAACATCTTCGGCGGCTGGCCGCTGACGCCGAAGGACCGCCCTGACCTGGTAGGCCCGATCCTCGCGCTCCTAGCCTCGCTCTGCGAAGCGGAGGACAAGGCAGCCGAATGTGTGGAGTGGATCCTGCGCTGGCTGGCTTATCCGCTGCAGCACCCTGGCGCCAAGATGCAAACCGCGCTGCTGGTCTTCGGCGAGAAGCAGGGCACCGGCAAGTCGCTGTTCTTCCAGGATGTGCTGTTGCCGATCTACGGCGAGTACGGCGGCGTGGCCAGCCAACACCAGCTGGACTCCACCTTCACGGCCTGGCGCAGCCGCAAGCTGTTCATGCTCTTCGAGGAGGTGCTCTCCCGGGATGACCGCTACAGCCACAACGGCACGCTCAAGTACATGATCACCGGCAAGAGCATGAGCATCAACCAGAAGAATCTGCCGGAGCGCGACGAGAAGAACCACATGAACAGTGCGTTCCTCTCGAACGAGCCGCAGCCGATCCCGATCGAGCTCGAGGACAGGCGCTTCATGGTGATCGAGGCACGGCGCAAGCAGGCGAAGGAGTTCTACGACAGCGTCCAGGCCGCGATCGCCGCCGGCGGTTGCGAGGCCTTCTACCACTTCCTGCTGAACCTGCCGCTGGAAGACTTCAACGAACACACCAAGCCGCCGATGACGCTGGCCAAGGAGCGCGTGATCGAGTTCGGCCTGAACAGCTGGATGAGCTTCCACCGGGCCTGGAAGGATGGCTACCTGGACGCGCCGTACTGTTCTTGCCTCTCGGAAGACCTCTACATCATGTACAAGCGCTGGTGCGACAAGAGTGGAGAAAAGCCACTCACTCTGTGCAAGTTCGCCGGCCTGATTGCCAGCCGCGAGCACAAGGCGAAGAAGAGCGTCGCGGTCGACAGTAAGCATAAGAAGACGAGGATGGTGTTCGTCGTTGAAAACCCTGACCACCCGGACGACCTGGAGGCGCAGATAGCCAAGTTCAGGAAGCTGGGTGACGTCCGTGCGGACCGGGCATTGCAGGGTTGAGCAGGGTTGAATCCAAACCCTGCAATGCTGAAATCCGCATGGATGCTGGGTTGTAGCAGGGTAGGCAGGGTTTGCGGGGTTATGCGCACGTAGGCGCGAATTGCTGAGTTAGTTGCGCGGTTTATTTTTTTGCCGGGACATTAATAAACACCCTGCAACCGTGCATACCCTGCCAAGAGGCAGTGTTCATGCGGGTTCCAGAGTTGCAGGGTTTGAACAAAAGCCGGAATGCCCGGCAATCGAGACAGGAGCAGTGATGAGGGTAGGCGTACAGAGCAATTTCCCGGAAGTGGCGAGCCGCCTCAAGGCACTCGGCCGCCAAGCCCCGTTCGTCGCCGCCGTCAGCCTGACGCGCTCGATCAAGGACGTCGAGCCTGCCGAGCAGGCCGAGATGAGGGCGAAGTTCGATCGTCCGACCTCCTATGCGCTCAACGGGATGTTCATCAAGCCGGCTACGAAAGAGAGACTCGAGGCTCGCATCTGGGTAAAGGACAACCCATCCGGCAAGGGCACGCCGGCCGACCGCTTCCTGCTGCCTCAGATCAACGGTGGCGTCCGTGGCCAGAAAGGTATGGAGCGCATGCTGCAGCGCGCTGGCTTGATGCCCGCAGGCTGGTTCGCGGTGCCTGCCGTCGGCGCACAGTTGGACGGCAACGGCAATGTAAAGCGCAGCCAGATCGTTCAGATCCTGTCGCAGTTGAAGCTGCAGCGCGGCAGCGGATACGAGTCGCGTGCCAGCGGCAGCACCAGGTCGAATCGCACGATCACGCGCCAAGGCGTGACCTACTTCGCGCTGGCGGGTAAGCGGCGCGGGCTGATGCCAGGAATCTACCTCAAGCGCAAGTTTGCGCATGGCACCGCAGTGCGTCCCGTCTTCATCTTCGTGTCGTCGGTGAGCTACAGGCCGCGCATGCGATTCCACGAGGTCGGCCAAGCCACGGTCAATGCCCGCTTCCCGGTCCATTTCAATGCGGAATGGGGACGGGCGGTGGCCGGCGCCCGGCTGCGGTAGGTGGGCAGGCTGGGTGCCACCCCCGGCTTAGGTTCTCCCGGAAGGTAAGGCTGGCAAGGGTAATTCGGACCCCGTCTTTTCTCTAGTTATCGACCACTGCTAAGGGGGTTGTTTTGTTGGATTTTGATTTGACCAAGCCTATGACGCAGGCTGCCTTCGGCGCCCTGGTCGGTGTGAGCCAGCAGGCCATCGGCAACCTGGTCGCGCGCGGAATTTTGGACACCAGCGTGCCGGGCCTGCAACTGCTCCAGGCCTACTGCTCGCACCTCCGTGAGCAGGCCGCCGGTCGTGCGGCCACCGGGGACCTCGACCTGGCCGGCGAGCGCGCCGGGCTGGCCAAGGCCCAGCGTGAGCGGATCGAGATGCAGAACGCAGTGACGCGCGGCGAGCTGGCCCCGGTCGCGCTGATCGAGGAGGTGCTGTCGAAGGCGGGCGCTAAGATCGCCGGCACCCTGGACGCGATCCCGGGCGCCGTGAAGCGCCGTGTTCCCGTACTCCCGGCTGAGGAGATCAAGAACATCGCCACCGAGATCGCGCGCGTGCGCAACATCGTGGCCGCCATGTCGCTGGCCGATCTGCGCGAGGGGGATGGGGAAGGCGATGACGAACCCGAGGCCGAGGTAATCGACGTATGAGCGACATGTACGAGGTCATCAACTGGCAATCACCAGAGCTGGAGAAGACCGTCAGCCGCGGCCTGGCGGCGTTCGGCGTGCCGGCGCCGATGTCCCTGGAGGAGTGGTCGCGCAAGCACTTCTACCTGTCGAAGGAATCCTCGTACATCGAGCAGGGCTGGATCCCATGGCCGTTTCAGCGCGCCATCCTGGCCTGCATCAGCAATGACGACATCCGCGCCATCGACTGGAAGAAGTCGGCACGGGTGGGCAACACGAAAATCACGCTCGCCTCGATCGGCTACTTTGCCGAGCACAAACGCCGCAACCAGGCGCTGTGGCAGCCGACGGACGGTGACAGCGACGAGTTCGTGAAGACCGAGCTCGACACTATGCTGCGCGACGTGAAGGTGATGGCCAAGGCGATGCCGGCGCACATCTCGCGCCACAAGGACAACACCCTTTCCCAGAAGAAGTTCCTCGGGTGCCTGCTGCACACCCGCGGCGGTACCGCGGCGCGCGCTTACCGCAGGATCTCGGTCGATGTGGCCTACCTCGACGAGCTGGACGCCTTCGACCGCGACATCGAGAAAGAAGGCTCGCCCGACAAGCTGGCCGGCAAGCGCGTCGAGGGCGCTACGTTCCCGAAGGTCATCACCGGCTCAACGCCGAAGCTGCAGGGCTTTTCGCTGATCGACGACCGTTACAATGCGGCCGACGAGCGGTTCAAGTACATGATCCCTTGCCCCGAGTGCGGCGGCTTCCACCCGCTGGTATGGGGCAAGAAGGACGACAGCACCGGGATGAAGTGGGTCGACGGGGACCCGGCCAGCGTGCGGCACCTGTGCCCGCACTGCCAATGTCTGATCGACCAGGGCCAGTACCTGGCGGTCGCCGAGCAGGGGCGGTGGCAGAACGCCGACGGCAGCATTACGATCGACGCGGCCGGCGTGTTCCGCAACGGCGCCGGCGAGGAGATCCCGCCGCTCCCGCACATCGCCTTCCACGTGTGGACGGCATACAGCCCACTGGTATCGTGGCAGACCCTGATCGAAGAGTTCCTCGACGCCTACGAGAAGGCCCAGGGCGGCGACATCACCCTGATGAAGACCTTCACCAACACCACGCTGGGCGAGGTGTGGGCGGTCGATCAGGAGAAGACCGACGTCGACCAGCTGAAGGACCGCGCCGAGCCGTACAAGCTGGGCACCGTGCCGACGGGATGCGTGCTGCTGCTGGCCGGCTGCGACACTCAGGACAACCGAATCGAGGTGACCGTGCGCGGCTATGGCCGCGGCTGCGAGACCTGGCACATCGACCACCGGATCTTCTACGGCAACCCGGGTGAGGATCAGGTGTGGCTGGACGTCGCCGAATACCTCTTCGAGAATGACTTCCTGCATGCGGGCGGCCAGAAGCTGCGCATCCACGCCTCCGCGATCGATACCGGCGGCCACTACACCCAGGCGGTCTACAACTTCGTCCATACCTACGCCGGCATGGGCCATCGCATCTTCGCCGTGCGGGGCAAGCCGGGCCGGGAGAAACACATCAAGGACGGCGCGGCCAAGGTCGACATCGACTGGCGCGGCAAGAAGCGGCGCCGCGGGCTGATCCTCTGGCATGTCGGTACCAACCTGGCAAAGGACCTCCTGTACGGGCGCCTGCAGATTGCACGACCCGGGCCCGGTTACATGCACTTCTCCAAGGACGCGCCGGACGAGTACTACGCCCAGATGGCAGGGGAGGCGCGTGTCGAGCGCGCTGTCGCCGGCGGCAAGGAATCCCGCTGGGCCGCACTGCGCAAGCGCGTCGAGGCCTGGGACTGCACGGTCTACGCCGTCTGGCTGGAGACGCACCTCGACCTGGTGAAAAAGACCGGGCGTTACTGGGACCAGCTGGAGGAGCAGGTACAGCCCGCCATCGGCGACCTGTTCGGCGGCGCCACATCGGCCGAGCCAGCACGGCTGGAGCCGGCACCAGAAGAGCGGGCGCCAGCCGTGGTGCGCGGGAAGATCTCGATCGCCGGAACGAGGAGGGGCGCAGCGTGAGCATGGAAGAGGATCCGGACATCGTCCAGGTGATCATCCTGGCGTGCCGCCAGAGTGGACTCGACGCCGCCGCAGCGCACGAGATCGAGCTGCGCATCCGCGCCCAGTACGGCGGCCTGCGCGTGCGCATTCCGAAGCGGAAGAAGCACCCGACGAGCCAGGAGCGCGAGCTCGTCCTCGCCGACGGCATCACGAACATGAGCAATGAGGAGATCATGGGCAAGCACGGCATCAGCAGGGCCACGTTGTACCGGATGATGAAGCGCGGCACCTCGGGGAACAACGGTTAGCATCGTCTCAATTTGCCCTGTTTTGCAACTGTTGAGTTCCCTAAACTGCGCTTTTCTCCAGGGGGAAAGCATGTCCGGAATCACTTTAGAAAAAGCACAGTCGCAGCTCGACGCCTACCTGGCGGCCGAGGCCGCCGTCCTGGCCAGCCAGTCGTACGAGATCGCCGGCCGCAAGCTCACCCGCGCCAACCTGTCCGAGATCCAGCAGGGGATCAGCACCTGGGATGCTCGTGTGAAGAAGCTCGACCGCAGCGCCCGCGGCAGCACCCGCGCCCGTACCATCATTGTGGGAGGCTGACATGGCAGACAAGCCAAATATCTTCAACCAGCAGAACCTGCTGGACAAGGCGATCGCCTACGTCGCGCCGCGCGTCGCTGCCCGGCGCCAGGCAGCGCGCGCCCAGCTCGCCCTCAGCGGAGGCTATACCGGTGCCCGAGTCGACACGGCCACCATGAACCGCTGGATGCCGACAGCCGGATCGGCAACCGCCGACACGATCCGGGACCTGCCGATGCTGCGCGCGCGCAGCCGCGACCAGATGCGCAATGCGCCGGTCGCGCTCGGCGCATTGAACACGACTGTCAGCCATGTGGTCGGTACCGGTCTCGCGTACACCCCTGCCATCGACGCGGCCTTCCTCGGCATGACGGCGGAGGAAGCGGAAGCATGGTCTGAAGACACCAAGCGCCGCTTCGACGCATGGGCAGGCTCGCTGGACTGTGACCTCGCTCGGAAATTGAACTTTTACGGGATCCAGGACCTATCCGTGCGCTCGCAGCTGGAGAGCGGCGACATCTTCGTCATCACACCGCGCGTCGCGCGCGCTGGCGCCGCCGCTCGTCTGGCCCTGCAGCTGATCGAGGCCGACCGGGTATGCAACCCGGAGCGGCGTGCTGACACCGAAACCATGGTCGACGGCATCGAGATCAACCCTGACACCGGGGAGGCCGTCGCCTGTCATATCGCCCGAAAGCATCCGGGCGACTTGACCGGCACCTCCGGCAACACCTGGACGCGCGTGGCCATGCGCGGCGACAGCACCGGGCGCCGCAACGTACTGCACATGTTCAAGCCTCTGCGTCCCGGCCAGGTGCGTGGCGTTCCGATGATCGCCCCGATCCTCGAGCCGCTCAAGCAGTTGAGCCGCTGGACTGACGCCGAGTTGAACGCCGCGGTGGTCAGCAGCATGTTCAGCGTGTTCGTCAAGATGGACCCCGACGCCTTCGAGGATATGTTCGACGACAAGTCGAAGGAATCGATCATCAACAAAGGCCTCGCCTGGACGGGTGAAATGGAGTCGGGCCAGGCGATCAACCTGCTGCCCGGCGAAAGCGTCGAGACCAGTTCGCCGGGCCGCCCGAACCCGGCGTTCGACCCTTTCTGGGCCGCGATCGTGCGCCAGATCGGCATGGCCCTTGAGATGCCGGTCGAGGTGCTGACAATGCACTTCCAGAGCAGCTACAGCGCCGCTCGCGCTGCGCTGCTCATGGCATGGAAGGCGTTCCGCAGCCGGCGCGACATGCTGGCAACCTACCTGTGCCAGCCGGTGTTCGAGCTGTGGCTCGCCGACGAGGTGGCGGAAGGGCGGATCCACGCACCCGGCTTCTTCACCGACGACCTGGTGCGCGCGGCCTGGTGCTCAGCTGTGTGGACCGGCGATGGCCCCGGCAGCATCGACCCGGAGAAGGAAGTCAACGCTGCGCAGAAGCGGATCGACCTCGGCATCAGCACGAAGGAGGCGGAGAGCATCCAGTACGACGGCGTGTCGTGGCGCGCGAAGCACACCCAGCGCGTCAAGGAAATCAATGCCGAGAAGGCCGACGGCATCTACATCCCTCCGCCCGGCACGCCGGCCGTGGCAGTGCCATCGGCCGCACCGGTCGAAGAAAAATAGGGCGTCAAGTCGTCTCAATTTGCCCTGTTTTTGAGACAAGCTCATCAGTAAAGTTTCGGCATCAAAACCTTGATGCCGAGCATGAAAATCTCCGACATTCTGACCGCGCCCTGGGCCATCGAACCGAGCAAGCTCATCGAGCTGCACGCGATCTACCAGGCCCACGTGCGCGGTGAAGCCATCGACATCGAAGCCGTCGAAAAGCGCCTCGGGCGCCCACTGGCGAACGAGCAGCGTAGCTACGAGATCATTGACGGCGTGGCGGTCCTGTCGATCGAAGGCGTGGTCGCTAAGAAGATGAACATGTTCAGCCAGATTTCCGGCGGCGCGAGCAGCCAGCTGGCACGCCGCAGCCTGCTCGAAGCGAAGCGCGATCCGGCGGTCCACAGCATCATCCAGTACATCGATAGCCCAGGCGGCACTGTGGACGGCACCCAGGCCTATGCCGACACCGTCTTCGACGCCCGCAGCGACAAGCCGATCGTCACCCTGGCGAGCGGCACCATCGCCAGCGCCGCGTACTGGTTCGGCAGCGCCGCCTCCAAGGTCTACATCGCGGACACGACCACCAGCGTCGGCTCCATCGGCGTGGTCACCGCGCACGTTGACGTCAGCGCCCAGGAAGCGGCGCGCGGCATCAAGACGACCGAGATCACTGCTGGCAAGTACAAGCGCATCGCAAGCCAGTACGGCCCGCTGTCCGAGGAAGGCCGCCAGTCGATCCAGGACCAGCTCGACTACATGTATTCGCTGTTTGTCGGCGCCGTGGCCAAGAACCGCGGCGTCAGCGCCGACGTCGTGCTGAGTGACATGGCCGATGGCCGCGTGTTCATCGGCCAGCAGGCGATCGACGCCGGCCTGGTCGACGGGATCATCACCCTCGACGCCCTGATCGAGCAGCTGAACCGGGAGCGTGGCATTTCCGGCCGCGCCCCGACACCACCCCGCGCTGGCCATGCGCGGACCACTTCTACCACCACACAAGGAAGTCTCATGAACAAAGAAGAACTCGAGGCGCAACACCCGGCGCTGGCCGCCGAGCTGCGCGCGGACGGTGCAAAGGCCGAGCGCGAGCGCATCAAGGCAATCGAAGACCAGAGCATCCCGGGCCATGACGCCCTGATCGCTACGCTGAAGTTCGACGGCCAGTCGACTGCTGGCGACGCCGCCCTGGCCGTCCTGGCTGCCGAAAAGTCGGCGCGCACGGCACACGCAAAAGCCTCGGCCGCTGATGCGCCGAAGCCGGTCGTTGTGGCCCCGCCGGCAGCGGCGCCCGAGGCGACGACCGCCGAAAAGTCCCGCGAGCAGCTGGACAAGGACGCCAAGGAATACATGGCATCCCACCCTGGCACCTCGTACGTCGCCGCCTACAAGGCCGTCGGCGGCCAGTAAGCGCCAGCCCTTTAAACCAACCCATAAGGAACTGTCATGGCAGCAGCCGCATACAAACTTCTCACCCTGTCCGTGGTAGCGACCGCTGCCCTGACCCAGAACCGCGCCGTCACCGGCACTGGCGCCATCCCGGCCGCCGGCGCCCGTTGCCTGGGCTTCGCGGACGTCAATGGCGCGATCGGCGAGCGCGTGTCCGTCAACGCGATGGGCACCGCGGTGGCCGAAGCCGGCGCCGCTGTCACCGTCGACGCCCAGGTCGAGCTCGACGCCCAGGGCCGCGTCATCACCAAGAACACCGGTGTCGCCGTCGGTCGCGCCCTGAGCGCCGCCACCGCCGCTGGCCAGCAGATCGAGATCCTGTTGATCCCGAACTGACCCATTCATCAACACACATCGTTAAGGAATCGTTATGCCCCAGATGAACAATGCCCAGGCGCGCGTGGTGGACCCGGTCCTGACCTCGGCCGCGCAGGGTTACAAAAACGCCGAATTCGTCGGCGGTGCGCTGTTTCCGAAAGTGCCGGTCTCCCAGCGTGGCGGCAAGATCCTTTCGTTCGGCAAGGAAGACTTCATGCTGTACGCGACCGGTCGCTCGCCGGGCCAGAACACCAAGCGCGTCACCTTCGGCTACCAGGGTGCAGCGTACGCGCTGGAAAGCCACAGCCTCGAAGGCCTGCTGCCGGTCGAGACCCTGCAAGAAGGCCTGGCTGTGCCCGGCATCGACATGAGCATGGTCACCGTCAACAAGACCCAGAACATCATCGCCCTGCGCCTCGAAAAAGCCCAGGCCGACGCAGCGCGCAATGCTGCCGCCTATGGCGCGAACAACAAGGTGACCCTGTCGGGCACCTCGCAGTGGAGCGACACCTCCAGTGACCCGGTCGCAGCTATCGAAGCCGGTAAGGAAGCCGTGCGCAAGCAGATCGGCAAGCGTCCGAACGTCGCCGTCATCGGTGCTGCCGTGTTCGCGGCGCTGAAGACCCACCCGAAGGTCCTGGACCGCCTCAAGTACACCGGTCGCGACGTCGCTACGCCGGAGCTGCTGGCCTCCCTGTTCGGCCTGGCCGAGGTGAAGGTCGGCGACGCCGTCTACGCATCCGACGACGGCACCTTCAACGACGTCTGGGGCAAGGACGTGGTCCTGGCCTACACCGAAGTCGGCACCGTCGCCGAGCAGGGCGCGCCCTCGTACGGCTACACCTACCAGCTGGGCGGCTACCCGATCGTCGAGGAGCCGTACTTCGAACGCAACAACAAGAGCTGGGTGTATCCGGTCACCGACGAGGTAGCCCCGGTGGTCGCGGGCGCCACGGCCGGCTACCTGATCCAGAACGCGGTCGCGTAACGACGGCTGGTCCAACCACTTAACGGAGTCCAACATGAAAGTAAAAACCCTCGGGCCGGTCCAGCACGACGGCAAACCCGTGAAGGTGGGCGCCACGCTCGACCTCCCGGAAGACGCGGCGACGCAGCTGATCGACGCCGGTGCTGCGGAAGCAGTCGGTGGCGACAAAGCCGCAAGCACCGCCAAGACCGACAACGGCGGCGACGGCCAGTAAGCCATGATCGGCGACGACCTGACCCCGTTCTTCGTCCCCGGCGAGTTTGCCGGGGTCGGCGACACCCTCGGCGGCGAGCCCGTCGAGGGCATCTTCGACGCCTCGTACGTGAGTACGAGCGACGGGATCGGGATGGCGTCGAGCCGTCCTGCCTACCTGCTGCCCGTAGCCGCGGCGCCGTCGGAGCCGGAGGGCATGGTCCTGAAAGTCGCCAAGTCGGGTGAGCAGTTCACGGTGGCGGCCCAGGAGCCTGACGGCACCGGCCTTACCGTGCTGATCCTGGAGAAGGCCTGATGCCTCCGAGCGCCTTTTCCAAGATCACCACCGCCTTGGTCGGCCTGCTGAGCGCTGAGCCTCCTGTTGCCGCCAGCGTCTATCGCTCGCGCAGCCGCGTGGTTCCGGAGCGCATAGCCACGGCGATCAACGTGCAGTTCAACGGCGCCATGCCGGCACCTGGCGCGATCGCTGGCGCACCGGTTGACTGGACGTCGAGGTTCAGCATCGAGTGCTTCGCCCGTGCTGCCGCCGCGGAGAACAACGACGAGGCAGTGGATCCGCTGCTGATGGCTGTCTACAGCCGCATCGCTTCGGACACCACCCTCGGCGGCTTGGTGGACTACGTCGGCGAGCCGCTGATCGAGGCCGAGTACTCGGCCGAAGGCGAACGGACCGGCTGGGTCTGCATGACATACCCGATTGAGCACCGAACCCAACAATCAACCCTGGAGTGAGCATGAAAACCATTAATACGGCTGCCGCTGGCGCCGAGACTCGCGATACCCCGCCGCTGCCCGGCGGTGGATCCTGGACCTTCGATCCGGTGAAGTGGATCTGGGTGTCAAACGACCCCGTTCCGGCCGCAGAACAGTCGCCGGCGCCCGCAGTTGGCACCGTCACCACCAATACTGAACAGGAGCAACTGTCGTGAGCCGCTATATCAAGAACACCCTGATCGCCGCCGCGATCGAAGCGACCCTGGGCACCGACGCCACACCGACCGGCGCAGCCAACGCGGTCCTGGTCACCGACATGAGCATCACCCCGCTGGATGCCCAGAACATCAACCGCGACCTGGTGCGCGGCTTCTTCGGCGGCAGCGAGCAGCTGGTTGGCCCGGGCAGCGTCAAGCTGAGCTACAGCGTCGAGCTGGCTGGATCCGGCACCGCTGGCACCGCCCCGTGCTGGGGCAAGCTGCTGCAGGCCTGCGCCGTGGGCGAAGGCACGCTGGCGACGCCGGCCCGTATCGAGTACACGCCTGTTTCGACCGGTCTGAAGGGCTTGACCCAGTACTACTACGACGACGGCGTGCTACACAAACTGCTCTCGTCCATGGGCGACTTCAACCTGACCGCGAAGATCGGTGAACGCCCGATGCTGAAATTTGATTGGGTCGGCCTGGACGGCGGCATCAGCGCAGCGACCGATACCGGTACCTTCACCGCCTGGAAGAAGCCGGTCGCGATGACCAAGGCTAACGTGATCGACATCACGCTGGGTGCCACCTACGCCACTGGCGCGCTGACTGGTGGCACGGTCTACTCGAGCACCGGGCTCGACATGAAGGCGGGCAACCAGGTCAACTACACCGCGCTGCTGAGCAGCGAGACCGTCGACATCACCGACCGCGAATCCACCGGCTCGATCGAGCTGGACCTCACGGCTGCGCAGGAAGTCGCGCTGATGGCCACCGTCAAGAGCAACACGACCCAGAGCCTGGCAATCACGATCGGCACCACCGCGGGCAACAAGATCATCTTCTTCGCGCCGGCCGTCCAGCTGCTGAACCCGAAGAAGGTCGACAAGAACGGCAAGCGCCTGATCGGCTATGACGTCCGCTTCGTCCCGGCGAACGGCAACGATGAATGGCGCATCGTGGTCCTGTAAAGCGCGCTCAATAACCCAACCCTGAAAGAACAATATGTCGCAATACAAACTTGCCGTCGCAGCCTTCCTGGCTATCCCGATGATCTTCGACCTCGCCGATGCCGATAAGACGAAGTCGTTCAACTTCACGCTGCAGGCCAAGCGCCTGGGCGAGGACGAGTTCCAGACCCGCATCAAGGGTGAGAACGGCCTGCCGACCAACGAGAAGATCAAGGAGCTGCTGCTCGACATCACCACCGGGTGGAAGGACCAGACCCTGGTGCTGGACGAGCAGGAACAGCCGGCCGCCTTCTGCCGCGAGGCGCTCGAGGTGATGTTCCAGACGCCGGGCGTCCTCGATATCGCCACCCGCAGCTACCTGAAGGAAGTGGCGGCCCGCGCAAAAAACTGAGGGAAGCCGCGCGCCTCTGGGCGCGTGGTGACCTCCGCATCCCCGGCCCCGAGGTAAGCGACCCGAAGGACCACCTGGCCGAAGCCTTCAAGGCCTTCGGCCTGGTGCCCGAAGTCGAGATCGAGATCGAGGATGACTACTTTTTGTGGCCCGAGAATGCCCCGGCGTTCAACCTCTGGTTGTCGGTGCAGACACAGTGGGAAACGGATAACGGAGTCCGCACCGGCCTCCGGTATCAGGGCGTCGAAGTCTGTATCAAGTACGCAGGAATCAAGAAGAAGGACCGGCCGTGGCACTTCGCGGTCATCCAGGAAATGGAGCGCGCCGCGTTGGGCGAGTGGAACAAGGAACGATAGAGAATGGCGTACACGGCGAGTCAAGGTGCGGTAATCAGCGTGAGCGTGGACGGCGCCGCAGCGTCGCAACGACAGATCGAAGGCATCGCCCAGTCGATGACGAACCTGTCGGCGACGGTGCAGAACGCCATGCGCAACGTGGCAGCCACTGCCGGCATCGGCGGCGGCCTGGTGCAGATCGTCCAGCTGTCGGATGAATACACCAAGCTCACATCGCAGCTACGCCTTGCCACCGATTCCACCGCCAGCTATGCGTCCGCCTATGCCGACGTCAAGCGGATCTCGTCCGAGGCACAGTCCGAACTGGCCGGCACCGGCGTCCTGTACGCGAAAATCGCCAAGGGAACCAAAGAGCTCGGCATCGGCCAGAAAGCCGTCGCCGACATCACCGAGGTGGTCAGCCTCTCGCTGAAGGTGAGCGCGGCCTCCGGCGAAGAAGCCGCGTCGGCCCAGCTGCAGCTCGCTCAGGCGTTCGCCAGCGGTGCGCTCCGCGGCGAGGAATTCAACGCCGTCAACGAGGCGGCACCGCGCCTGATGCAGGCACTGGCGGAAGGCATGGGCGTGCCGATTGGAGCCCTCAAACAGATGGCCTCCGAAGGCCTGATCACCTCCGAGGTGATGGCGCAAGTGCTGCCCAAGTCGCTCGAGCAGCTGCGCCAGGAGGCGACGCAGGTCCAGACCATCAGCGGCGCCTTCCAGGTGCTGAAGAATAACGTGCTGGAGTTCACGGCTACCAATGCCCAGGCGAACGGCTCGGTGGCCGCCGTCACCGGCGCCATCAACCTGCTGGCGAATAACCTGACGCTCCTGACGGGTGCGCTGACCACCGTCACCGCCGTCAAAACCGTCAACTGGCTCGCCGCCTGGACCACGGAAACCTACAAGAAAATCGCCGCCGACCAGGCGAGCAGGACGGCGGCTGTAGCCGCGGCCCAAGCCGACCTGGCGCGCGTACAGGCATCCGGCGCCCAGGCGGCTGCAACGCAGGCCGGCGTGGTGGTAGCCCGGGAAGAGATGGTTGCCCGCTTGTCGCAGGCGAACGCCAACATCCTCGCAGCGAAGGCGGCCATCCAAGCAGCGACGGCGGCGGGCGCGCAGAGCTTCGCCTTGCAGACCTTGCGCGGCGCGACTGCGGAGCTGGCCGCCGCCGAGCAAGCACGCAGCGTGGCTCTCGCAGAACTGGCCGTCCTGGGCCAGCAGGCCGCGCGCGTGAGCGCCGAGATCGCTGCTGCGCAGACGGCGGAGGCGGTCGCAGCCCGCAGCGTCGCCGCCGCCCAGACCGCCGCCGGGGTTGGCGCCGGCCTCGCCTCGCGCGCGATCGGCATGCTGGGTGGACCGATCGGCGCCATCGTCACCGTGCTCGGCATCGCCGCCACCGCCTGGTCGTGGTACGCCAGCTCGAGCGAGGATGCCAACCGTCGGGTCACTGAAAGCACCGAGGAAACCGACGCCCAAGTCATTGACAACCTGGAAAAACAGACCCAGAAGCTGCGCGAGCGCGCGGCCATGGCAAAGCAGGGCGGATTCCAGCTCGAGGTGGCCAAAGACGGTGGCCCGGCTGCCGAGCGACTGGCCAATTACCTCAAGCAGATCAATGAACTCAAGGCGCAGGGGAACCAGCTCTCGGCGGTCGACCAGGTCCAGCTGATCAACCTGCAGGGGCTGTACGCCGAGCTGCTGCGCTCCGTTGCCGGCTATAAGGCCGCCAAGGCCGAGCTCGACGCGACCGGGAGCGCCGCCAAGGATGTGATTGAGATCCGCGAGCGCCTGACCGGGGTCAACAAGCAGTACCTCGAAGATCTCGGCAAGCTGCAGACGGCCCGCGAGAAGGGCGCCGTTACCGAGAAGGAATACAAAGAGCTGCTCACGATGCTGGCCACCGAGACCTACAAGAACTCGGACGCCGGCAAGGAAGCAACCGCCGCCGCCAACAAGGCGAAGGAGGCATACTCCGGCCTGATCAGTTCAATCCGCGAGAAAATCGACAGCAACCGCCTCGAGGTGGCTGTCGGCGAGAACGCCACCGAAAGCCAGAAGGCGCTTATCAAGCTCGACCAGGAGACCGCTGCCGGCAAGCTGAAGCTCTCCGCTGCGCAGATGGCCAGCGCCCGCGCCGCGATCGCGGAAATGGGTGTGACCGAGCAGGCGCTGAAAAAGCGTGATGCCGAGCGCGACGTGGCCAAGTACATCATGTCCAGCAGTCAGGCCAGGAATGCGTCCCTGGCATCGCTGCAGGCGGAATACGCCACCTACGGGCAGAGCGCCGACGCGCGCGACCTGGCGATGGTCAAGGTGCGCGCCGAGGCTGACATGGAGCGCAAACTCGCTGAACTGCGTGAGGCGAAGAAGCCCGTCACCGACGAGATGATTGCCCAGCTGCAGGCCGAGACCGCCGAGCGCGTCCGGGTCGAGCAGGCCACGCTTGCCCAGAGCAAGGCGCTGGGCTATGCCACCCAGCTCGCCCAGGAAAACAAGCGCACCGCGGCCGAAGCGATCTCGGATCCGCGCAAGCGCGAGCAGGCGCTTGTCGAGATCGACGCCGATGTCTGGCGCGAGCGCATCCGCCTGGCCGGCGACGGCACGCAGGCGCAAAAGGATCTGCAGCAGGAATTCGACACCTGGTACGCCAACCGCAAGAAGGTCTCGAGCTCGAATATCGACCTCACGCAGGCGTCCGCGCTGCTGGACATCATGTCCGCTGTCGACGATGCCGCCAAGTCGGCTGCGCAGGGCATGGAGGCCTCCTTCGGCCGGGTCGGTGCGTCGATCGGCAAGCTGACGACCACGCTCTCCGGCTTCCAGCGCACCGAGGCCGCGATCGCCGCACAGCGCGCCGCGTCCATCAAGGACGCCGGCGGGGACCAGGAAAAGATCCAGCGCGCGAACCAGACCGCCGCGGAGGCATCCGCGCAGGCCCAGATCAAGTCGTATGGCGACATGGCCAGCGCGGCGAAGGGCTTCTTCGACGAGAATTCCACCGGCTACAAAGTGCTGGGCGGCATCGAGAAAGCATACCGGGCGGCCGAGATGGCGATGGCCCTGCAGTCGATGGCGAAGAAGATCTTCTTCAAGGAAACCGAGGTGGCGGCGAACACCACGCTGAACGCCACCAAGCTGGCCGGCGAGGCGACTGCGTCAGCGGCCTCCACCGGCCTGGCCGCGACCGAGGCCAGCGCCTGGGGCGTCACCGCGGTCGTGAAAGCCATCGCGTCCTTGCCGTTCCCTCTGAACCTGGCTGCCGGCGCCGCAACGCTGGCTGCCGTGGTCGCGATTGGCGCCAAGATCGCCGGCGGGCTCGGCGGCAGCAGCGTCAGCCTGTCCCAGCAGCGGCAGCAGTCGCAGGGTACGGGGTCCGTGCTGGGCGACAGCGACGCGAAATCGGAGTCGATCAAGAAGTCGATCGATGCGATCGAGCATAACACCTACCAAGACCTGGCAATCAGCAGCAGCATGCTCGCCACCCTGCGTAGCATCGACAGCAACATCAGCAGCTTTGCCAGCCAGCTGGTGCGCACCACCGACATTACCAACCCGAATGTCGGTACGCTGAACACCAACAATGGTTTCGCCACCACCGCCCTTGCCGCTGTCACGGGTGGCGCGATCGGCTTGACGCTGACCAAACTGATCCCAGGGCTGGGTAACGTCGTCGGCAAGATCGCCACTTCGATCTTCGGGGGGAAGCAGAGCGTCGAGGACTCCGGCTTCAGCATGGATCCCACCCGCCTGGCAAGCATCCTGAGCGGGGGCGCGCACGCCTACCAGTACGCGGACATCAAGACCAGCGGCGGCTGGTTTAGTAGCGACAAGCACAGCACAAAGACCACCCAGTTCGACGATGCTGCAAACCGGCAGTTCACCGCGATCATCGGATCGCTTGCGGACAGTGTCACCGCGGCGGGCGACATGCTCGGCCTGTCGTGCACCGACTTCACCGACCGGCTGAATGGCTTCGTGGTGGACATCGGCAAGGTATCGCTGAAGGACCTCAAGGGTGACGAGCTGCAGAAGGAGATCGAGTCGATCTTCTCGAAACTCGGCGATGACCTGGCGCAGTATGCCGTCGGCGGTCTGGAGCAGCTCCAGCAGGTGGGAGAAGGGTACCTCCAGACCCTGGTGCGCATCGCCACCGAGTACCAAACCGTCGACGTGGTGTTCCAGTCGTTCGGGAAAACGTTCGGTCAGGTGGGCATGGAATCGGTCGCCGCCCGCGATCGACTGGTGCAGCTGGCGGGCGGCCTGGATGAGTTCACGAGCCAGGCTGAGTATTTCTTGACGAACTTCTTCAGTGATAAGGAGCAGGCGGCGGCGCTGCGCGCCCGTATCGACCCGACACTGGCGCAGTATGGCCTGTCCAGCACCGGCGAGAACGCGGACAAGATGTTCCGCGACTTCATCGTTGGCCTGGATACGACCACCAAGGAGGGTGCGCAGGCTTACACAGTCCTGATGGGGATCGCCCCGGCGCTTAAGCAGGTGATCGACGCCGAGAAAGATGCGCTGGAAGAGAGGAGGGGGCTGCAGGATCAGCTGGACGAACTGACCATGACGTCGACCCAGCTGCTGGCCAAACAGCGTGCTGCGCTCGACGAGAGCAACCGCTCCCTGTTCGACCAGGTGCAGGCCATTAAGGCCGCGAAGGACTCGGTCAGCACGCTGCTGGGGGGTGTCGACGACGCGTTCTCTGTTCTGCAAAAGGTGGCTGACCGCGAGAAGGCAGCGGTGCAGGTCACCATCGACGCTCACGCCGCGGCGGTGACCCGACTCCAGGGACTGTCCCAGGCGCTGCATGGCGCATTGGACGGCATGAAATCGGCCGAGCAGAAGCTCTTCGAGCGGGCTACTGCACAGGCCGAGATTCGCGCCGACCTGGCGATCACGAAGGCCGGCGGCACGCTGTCGGATCCTCAGATCGAGTCCCTGAAAAAGGCGCTCAGTGCAGTTGCCCAGGATTCGAGCGAGCAATTCAGTTCGTCCCAGGACTACCTACGCGATCTTTACCAGACCCAGAACGATATCGGCCAGCTCGCCGGCCTGACCGACGCTTCCTTGTCGGTTGAGCAGCAGGCGCTCGAGGCGGCCCAGAAGCAGCTCAAGGCGCTCGAGGACATGCTGGCCAGCCAGCAGGCCTCCGTCGACGAACTGAAAGGGGTCAATACGAACGGGCTGACACTGGTCCAGGCCATGCAGGGGCTGACCTCGGCAATCCTCACGGCCAAGGCCAGCCCGGTCGTGGCCGCCACCTCGGCAATCAATGGCGCCTACCAGCAGTATCTCGGCCGCGCGCCGGATTCTACCGGTTTTCAGTTCTGGCAGAACGCCGCTGCTACCGGCACGCCGGTTTCGCAGATTGTCAGCGGAATCAGCGGCTCGACCGAGGCCGAGCTTAACCGGCTTTACCAAAGTGTGTACAACCGCGCTCCAGACGCTCAAGGCTTGCAGTTCTGGATGAGTGCCTACGGCGCTCAGATGGATGCAGCCGAGAAGGCTGACTTCCTGAACGTGGCGAAGAACACCGACGAGTACAAGAAGCTGCATCCATTCGCGATCGGGACGAATTACGTGCCCGAAGACATGCCAGCGCTAATTCATCGCGGCGAGAGGATTATCCCAGCCGCAGACAACCGCGAGCTGATGAGCCGCCTGTCGAGCCCTTCTGACAGCAACGCAGAGCTGGTGGCGGAGATGCGCCTCCTGAAGGCCGAACTGGAAAAGATTCGAGAAAGTAGCCAGACGACAGCCAGCAGCACCACCCGACACGCCGACCAGTTCGACCAGGTCACTGCCGGCGGAAACGCCATGTTAACGGAGGCAGCTTGATTAACAGTTTAGGAGCGCTGGTTCCGATCGAGCTCACGACGGCGATGCTCACCAGCAGTTCGGTCGCCGAGAACGACTACGGCGTCTGGTCCAGCAGTACGACGTACGCACTCAACGCGTTTTGCATCAGCCCGATAACCCATCGGATCTACCAGAGTCTGGTGGCGGGCAATGTCGGTCATGACCCCACGGACCTGAAAAACCAGAGTGGGTCAGCGCCGTACTGGCTGGACTACGGCCCGACGAATCGCTGGGCCATGTTCGATGGCGAAGTGAGCACGCCGACCGTCGCTGTGTCGCCACTGACGGTTGTGCTTAGGGCCGGCATCGTCACAGACGTCTACTTTGCTGGAGTAGAGGCGACGACAGCAAGGGTGATCGTGAGGGACGCGCCAGGCGGTAACGTCATTTTCGATCAGACGACCACGATGGAAGCTAGCGCGCCGGCAGACTATTACGAGTACTTCTTCGATCCGTTCAAGCCGCTGACGGATCTGCTGGTGAGTGGCATTGATCCTTACGGCAATGCCGAGGTCACCGTGGAGCTTGCCGACCCATCTGGAACTGTGAAGTGCGGAATGATGGCCGTCGGCAGCGTGAAGATGCTCGCTGCTACGCAATATGGCCTGAAGGCCAAACCCAAGGCGTACAGCTATATCAAGACCGATGACTTCGGAAACACGAAGATCGTGCGCCGGAAAAAATCAACCGACATGACAGCCTCGGCCTGGCTGAAGCGCTCCGAAGCTCCCCAGGTTCTAAGCACGCTTCAGGGTCTGCTCGATGTTCCGGCTGTGTGGATCACGCCGGATGTGCGTTGCTTTGGCCTGGGTAGCGGCGAGATCTCGTATGACCACCCGCAGGACTGCCAACTATCTGTGACTGTACAAGGACTTATCTGATGCCATTGCTTACTCCACCGCCGACTCCAATTATTCAGCGGGGCGACCGCGCAACGTTCTCAAACCGCCTCGACGCCTTCATTACATGGCTAATCAATTTCATCACCGAGATGTTCGCGCTCGTGGCGGGATTAAACACGCTGGCCGCCGGCAGCGCATATGCAATTCCGTACACGGTCGACCTCTCATCCACCGTGGACGCTGACCCGACGTCTGGCAAACTGCGTTTCAATGCGGTGAACCAAAATGCGGCAACGATGCTTTTCGCCGACCTGGTTGGCGCGGATACGGTCGATTACACGACGATTCTCGACCAGTTCGACGCGTCGACAAGCATCGTGAAGGGGCAGATTCGTATCGTCAAGCAGGGCGACCCGACGAAGTTCCTGGCCTTCGACGTGACCGCGCGCACGACTGCAGCCGGCTACCGGAAGCTGACCGTAGCAAACACGGGCAGCAGCTCTTCGAACCCGTTCGCGGCAAACGATTCGGTCGTGGTCAAGTTCACGCGCACCGGCGATGTTGGCTCCGCGGGGACGCTGGTACGCAGGACGGCCTCGGTGGCGACGGATGCCGCTCCAGCGCCCAGCGTCATCAGCACGGACGTTTATGAGATCACGGCTCTCGCCGCCAATACGATACTCCAGGCGCCTACCGGCATCCCGTCGAACGGCCAGACGCTGATGTTCCGTATTAGGGACAACGGGACGGCAAGGACGATCGCGTACACGTCTGTCTACCGCGCACCGGTGGAGATCCCATTTCCTTCCACGACGGTTGTCGGCAAATGGACGTATCTCGGCTTCATTTACAACGCAGCCGACGCCAAGTGGGATCTGCTGGCTGCCGTCAGCAACATGTAAGGGGACGCTATGGCCAATATCTACGCTCTCCCTTCGCTGACTACCTGGAATACCACTGCTGGAGGCTGGTCGAACACATCCGGCGGCACCAGCAATGGCCGCGTACCGAATGCCACTACCGACACTGTTATTTTTGACGCCAACTCTGGGCCGGCGCGGCAGATCGCGGTCACGGCTTCACCGCAGATTGCAACCATGGTTTGCACCGGCGCCAGCATGACCCTCACCGGCAGCCCGATTACGCTCTTTGGCGCCGGTCCGCATGATCTCAGCGGATTCACATCGATCCCCGGCTTGACGGTGTCGGCAGGCGGCAATCTGAAGCTCGGGGCGTGCCCTATTACAGGTTCGCTTCTCGTTAACAACGCCAGTGCAGCGACAACGCTACAGTCGAACCTCACGGTGAATGGCACGATTACGGTGCAGGGCGGCGGCGGGCTTTTTGGCAATGGCTACGACGTCTCGTGCGGAACCTTGTCCAGTTTCCTTGGTAATGACGGAAGTGGTGGCTATTTTGGTTCGCCCGCCGTGCTGGGATCCGGCACTTGGACGTTTACTGGTACAGGCACCCTAGTGCAGATCGGGTCCACTCTCCAGTCGGCCTCCTCGACGGTCAAAATAAGCTGTCCAGACGCTGGCAACAAGTCGTTTGAGGTTTCCTACCTGAGCTCTACCGCAACATTCTGGGTAGCCGATACGGGGACTGGAACGCTCACTATCCCGTCGCAGTTCACCATCGGTACCTTCAAAGCCACCAAGGGAAGCATCCTATTCAGCACTCCAGGAGGCTCCTACACGTTCACGGCGACCAACTGGCAGGTCGCGGGGACGAGCACTTCCTATGTTTCGCTGGCCAGCACAGGCGCAGCCAGCAACTTCTATGCGTTCCTTGCCTCGCCTAACACGACGACGCCCATCTATCTCGACTACTGCAAGTTCAATCACGTGGGTGGGAACGTGAACTTGAATTTCTATGCTCGATCGTGGATCGACGCGGGCGGGATGGTGAATATCAAGCAGTTCGTGGCCAAGCCTAACTTCACCGCATTCTTTTAAGAGGTACAGATGAGATATAAATTTAAGGGCGAGCCATTCGACATTGGCGTCTTCCATGTCATCAACGATGTCCAGTACCCGATCGGCTGGTTCTTCGATGCTGGCAACCGAGAGGCCATGGGAATTGTTGAGGCGGATGACGATGAGCCCATGCCACCCGATCCGGCTCCGAGTGTGCCTGCCAAGGTCACGCGTCGCCAAGCGCGGCAGGCACTGCTGCTCGCCGGGCGCCTTGACGACGTGTCGGTCGCAATCGCAGCTCTGGATGACGGCACACCAGAGGGCCAGCAGCGCATGCGCATGGCCCAGATCGAGTGGGAAGATTCGCTCGAGTTCGAACGTGCGCGCCCGCTGGTGATCGAGATCGCTGCATCCATCGGCCTTGATGCAGCGGCCCTGGACCAGATGTTCATCACCGCGGCGGGCCTATGAAGCGCAGCGGCTACATCACCGTGCGGCTCACCAGCCGCTGGCCCTACAACCCGATCAGCCTAGCGGTCGGCGTGCTGTCTGGCTCGCGCCAGTTCAGCCACGCGCTCGCCATCATCGAGGGGCGCGCCTACGAGGCCTCGATGACCCATGGCTGTCGCGCCGGTACTGTCGGCGAGCTGATGGAAGGGATCGCCGTCTACCGCGACATGGACGTATGGGTCGACGATCTGGATGCCGCGATCGCGTTCGCCGAGGCGCAGTGCGCACCGCCGCCGCCAGCGCGCGCGAAAAAATACGACTGGCCTGGCGCGCTGGGAATCCCATTCACCTATTCCGAGAACTGGAGCGACGACAGCTGCTGGTGGTGCTCCGACTTGGTGTTCGCCATCGTCCTGGCCGGCGGCAAGCGGCTGTTCGACCCTGCCGTGATGAAGCGTGTCCGTCCGATCGACCTGCAGATGTGCGACTACCCCAAAACCGCGCTCACGTACGTGGGCGCCTAAGAATCCATAACAACCCGTCCTGAACCCTTAAATGAAAGAGACCATGTCCATCGAAACTGCAGCCGGCGGCACCCTCATAAAAATCTTTGGTATCCCGGTGCTGGCTGGCGCAGCGGCCACAGGCCTGGCTTTCCTGTTCATGTGGCCCAAGACGATCAAGGAGGCGGCCGTGCGGTTCGCGTGCACGCTGGCGGTGTCGGCCTTGGCGGGCCCGTTCCTGGTGATTGCCTTGCATTCGTGGTGGCCTAGCCTGTTCTCGTCGGCGCGCGAGTTGGCCCACATTTATGGCCTCCCGGCCGAGCTCGGCGTGCTGTACGTGGCGGCGCCGTTCCTGGTACTCGCCGGGCTGCCGGCGTGGTGGATCCTTGGCGGACTGGTTTTGTGGTTCGACCGCCGCCGCGGGAAGGACCTGGCCGAGATTGCGCATGATGCGGCTGAGGCCGTGCATGACGTGCGAGGGGCGCTGTGATGACGCCAGCCGAATTCCTCGACCAGCTTCTGCTCGGCGCGCGCACCTGCCAGCGGACGTGCGGGATCCCGGTGTCGTTCACGTTGGCGCAGGCCGCGCTGGAGTCCAGCTGGGGCGCTCGCGCACCGGGTAACAACCTGTTCGGCGTGAAGGCCGACGCTTCCTGGAAGGGACCGACCGTCGATGTTCCAACGCACGAGGTCGTCGATGGCAAGAGGATCGCGATCACAGCTAAGTTCCGTGCCTATAGCACTTGGGCCGACTGCCTGGCCGACCACGCGCGGTTCTTCCTGCAGAACCAGCGCTACCGAAAGTGCTTCCTCGAGAAGACCGGGGAAGGCTGGGCGCGTGCCGTGGCCGCCGCTGGCTATGCCACCGACCCGGCCTACGCCGACAAGCTGATCGCCATCATGCACGGCCGGAACCTCGGGCGGTTCGACAAGCTGCCGGATGAGGTGACTGCGTGAGCCGCCTGGAGCAGGTTCTGTCCGTCATCCTGGTGGTGATCGGCCTCCTGGTACTGGCTGCTGCTGGCGGCCACCACTTCGGCGTCGCCGGCGTCCGGGCCGACTGGGACCGTGACAAGCTGGCGCGCGCCGAGCACGAGAAAGCCGCCGTGCTGGCCGCCGTCGCCAAGAACGAAGCCGACCGCCAGAAGGACCTGGCGGCCACTCGCGCCACCATTACCGACTACGAAAGGAAACTTCATGAAGCCGACGACCGTATTGCTGCTGAGCGCGCTGCTGCTGATCGTGAGCGGCTGCGCATCACCGTCCCCCAGCGTGTTTGCGCTGCCCCAGCCGGAGAAGCCGCAGGCGCCGGCCGAGCTGATGCAGCCGGAGCCGTCGAAACCATCGAGCTACCAGAAGCAGTTGAGCGGGGTCTTCGAGACGTCGCCGAAGGTGCCGACCGCGAAGTAGAGCGGCTGCGGGCGAAGGTGGCCGCGCTGCAGGACTGGATCATCACGCACGGCTTCTACGGCCCGGTCCATTGATGGACTTCCATGCCATCACTACGCGCGGCACCGAGTTGTTGCTGCGCGTGGTCGACGACCAGGTGATCATCGTCCCGCCGGCGCCCGCCGTCCCTCGGGCAGGGCCAGAGCCCGCGCCGCCACTTCCGCCGGCGCGCCGCTGAGTGCGAGAATGCAGCGCGACTAGGGTCAGGTCACCTTGCGGCTGTCATGACCAGGACGTGCGCGACCACCAGGGTGGCGAGCAACGCCATCCAAGCCGCCAGGGGACGTGGCCTGCCGGCGAACACGAAAGCGCTGGCCCCGAAGACGACAGCGGGGCCAACCCAGACAGCCAGGCGCAGCGCGTTCAGGCGCGCATCGCCCTCGCAGACGTCGATCGGGCAGGCGCTCGCGCGACGGCAGGCGAACAAGTGCGCGCATAGCAGCTCGCCCACCTTGTCGGCCACGACCAGGCTGACGAAGCCGAACAGGGCGAATACTAGGCCGGCGCCAAGTCGCTTGACTCTCTGGATCATTTGACCTCCCAGAACAAGATCTCGGTCGACCGACCGAGATCCGAATATCCCCAGGCCGTGCCGGCGCCGAGCGAGTTCAGGCCCAGGCGCCGCCCGACCGTCGAGAAGAAGCTCATGCCGGTCGCCGTCAGCCTGGACCCATTCCACAGGTCGATATGGTCGCCGGAGGGCCGGTCGCTCGCCTTCTCCCCTGCATTCCTGGCCCAGTAGTTCGCAAAGTACACGATCCCGGTCTTGCTGCGGATCTTGTCCTGCCAGTCCGCGCCCGTCACCTTCTCTGGCCACCTGGGCAGGCCACAGAAAGGCTGTAACTTGAGCCATTCCGCCAACTGGGAAGCCAGGGAGGCGGCGGGCAGGCCATTCACCGCCACCGCGGCACCGCGGAACGACTTCATTTGGACGCCGGCGCCGTGGAGGGAGACCGACACCTTGATCGCGCACTGGTTGTCGTAGCCTTGCGGCGGTCTGCCGGTCTTGGGGTCGACGTAGGGGTGGCCACCAGGATAGGAAGCCCAGAGCTTGGCAAAGGTCACCGGCTCAACCTGGACGCTGCAGACCGAATCCCGAACAGTGTTGGTGCGGATCCGGGCCTGCTGTATCAGCGCCTTACCCATTCATTCTCCCGTCGATCATCCGTGCCAGCGCCTCGTCGCCCCACAGGACCGTGTATTCGTCCTCGCCGTGCGTGTCAATGCGCGGCAGCAGCCCGCCCGCCCCGACGCGGCCGGAGAACGTGCGCCCGTCCATTGTCTCGATGTAATACGGCACGCCCTCGATCGGCGGCGCCATCAGCCGCGGCTGCTCGTCATAGATGAGGATCTGTGCCGAAGCGGCTCCCAGTGAGCTCGACCGGCGCGCAACCTCGTCCGGAACTAGGGCGAACAGCTGAAACTTCACTGTCTGCTCCGCGATCAGCTTGGGTATGGGACTGCAGTTGCAGATGCACAGGTCATCGCTCAGCGCGACCTCCCTGCCGTTGAGTTGCTGGGGCATCCGCGGCGGGACGCATTGAATGGCGCCCGTAATGCCGCAGACAGGACAGTCGACAGGATCGCCGTCGCGCGCCAGAGGAGCGCCGTCGAGCGTGTACCAGGTGGCTGACGCCCTCACGGTGCCGCCCGCCGTGGTCTTTGCTCCTGCCCTGATGTGATATCGCCGCTGGATCATCGCTGCCTCGACGTTGATGAGGCATGGTCGCAGTGTTGGGTTTACGGCAAGTTGTTTACGGTCAACCGGATGCCGGTGGCAGATCAACGGCGCGGCGCCGGCCAGGCTCGGCCAGCACACGGCAGGTAACCGCGAAGCCAGCTCCACGTTGCTCGAGGAAGGTGGCCGCAGCTTCGCGGCCCTGGTGCTCGAGCAAGACTAGCGCCTGGTCGACGGTAGCGGCGAGGCTGGTGTTCGGGCGGTCCGCGCCACCTCGGCGTGCGATTGGAATGTCCATGGCGCCATGGTGCCGTAGCGCGTTGGTAGCCCGGTGAGATTGCTCAAGTGTTAAAACAATTCTTGCTATACTGTATGCGCATACAGTATTTCAGGACATCCGCATGACTCCTGCCCCTTCGGCTCAGCAGCTCGAAGCGCTGCATCCTTCGCTATGGCGTGCCTCCCAGCTGGCCCGCAGCCACACGCCTACTGTCGACACCGGGTTTCCAAGTTTGTCGCGTCAGCTGCCGGGTGGCGGGTGGCCGAAGGGCACGCTGGTCGACCTGCTCGTCCAGCAGTCGGGCATCGGAGAGATGCGACTCGTCGCGCCCGCACTGGCGGCCGTGGCGAAGCGCCGCATTGTGCTCCTGCAGCCGCCGCACATGCCCCAAGCGCTGGCCTTGGCCGCGATGGGCGTACCGCCTGAGTCTGCGCTTTGGCTCCGGCCAGAGAGAACTGCGGATGCGTTGTGGGCCGCCGAGCAGGTGCTGCGCAGCGGTGGGTGTGGGGCCCTGCTGTTCTGGCCCGGGCAGAGCTCAAACAGCGCGCGCCAACAGCACGTTCGCGCCGACAGCCTGCGCCGCCTGCACTTGGCCGCGCAGCAGGGCGAGACGCTGTTCTTCGTCTTCCGGCCACTGGGCGCCGAGGTCGACGCTTCGCCAGCGCCTCTGCGCTTGAGCGTGCGGCCGGCACCTGGTGGGATCAATGTTGGGTTCGTGAAGCGCCAGGGACCCCAGCGTGACGAGGCGCTGTTCCTACCGATGACGATCACTCCGGCTCGTCACATCCAGCCGCAGCGGCATGCGATCCCAGATCGGTCAGAGCCGGCTCAGGCTGCCGCGCGAGGCGTCCGCGCGGACACGACCGAGGCGTAGGTTTTGGCGTAACTTCTAGAAATACTGCCAAAGCCTCATAGGGGAATACGCCGATGCATCATGGGGGTGTGCTTGCTTTTCTCGGCGGTGGTAAGTGATTGATCTAGCGGCATTTCTTTATCTAACTGCATGATTCTATTGGTGGTTTGCTGTTCGGCCTGCTTTCGCCGTTCTAGTCACTACACATCACAACAAGTCACTACACTTCATCAAATGGCGTAGGTTTTTCAAAGTTCTGCTGAACAACTTACGCTACAATTCCGCGGCGGCGTAGGAGGGGATCAAAAGCTACGCCGAGGTTACGCCGAGAGGAGACTATGTCATTTGATGCCCGCGAGGCCAAGCAACTACAGCCAGGCCAACACTTTACCATTTCCGACTGCCCGGGGCTCCGATTGGAGG